CAGGGGATTATCCGATTTCGGCGGTAAGATACTCATACCCGCCACACCGCTTACTCAGGCATGGATGTTGGATAAACTCGTGTTATCGGGCAGGTCTGACGTGGGGATAATGAAGAACCTCTGCGCATTGGATAACGAGGTGACCTACGCGCATGACGATGATATTCTGAGCAAGATGGGGCTTACGGGAAAGAAGACGAAATACTGGGGCGATGCGGACGGTCAGAAAAAGCAGTTTTTTGATATGATAATGAGATGGGATCTCTACCTCGGTACTGACGGTGCGGAGAGCCGGTCACCCGATGACCAGGGGAAATCGGCGGAGCAGTTTCTTATTGATAATACGCCTGAGAGCAGGCACGGGCTTATAAAGGAATTGAGATTTCTCAGGCGGGTAAAGGATACGCCCCTTGAGGACAAACCTTCCAGGTTTTTCGGTATGTTTAAGAAACTGGTGGGGCTTGTAATAAAGAATTTTGATAAATCCAGGCATATCGTACCTTTTCCCCGCGGCGGTGTTCCGACCGACTGGGTGGTCACGGTGCTTATAGACCTGCATTTAAATAAACCTCACGCAATTTCTTTTTATGGGTGTGACAAACACAACCGACACTATTGCATAGATGAATATTGGGTTAATTGTACCCCGGAGGAAATTGCGGACATTATCATCAGGAAGAAGAAGGGCGATCTATGCTGGAACATAAGCAATGTATACATAGACCCGCTCTCGAAAGGTGATAATAAGTTTATGGAGAACAGGGTGGACGTGGAGGATTCGTACACCATCATAGGAAACAGGCTCTCGGAAGAGGGCATATACCTCCAGACAGCCTCGAAAGACAAGGAATCTGGCATGAGGAACATCAGGGCATGGTTGGAAGGGCCGAACAGTATCCCCATACTGTTCTTTTTCGATACCCTGCAAAGCGCGGGGGGGAACACGCGGGGGATAGTGTTTGATATACAGAGATTGTGTTTTGATAATAACGGCAAGGTGGAAAAGATAAATGACGATTTTATGGAAAACCTCTACAGGTACACCCTGACGGGTACGGAGTACGTGGAAGAGGAAACCCCCGTCCTTATAGGCGCGGGACAGGGGCAGGAACAGTCATGGATGGGGATGTAGAATAAAAGAGAATAAAAAAAAATGGGAAAAAGAAATAGATAAATAAATAATAGAAAAAATAGAAATAGACTGGATACCCTTCCCTCTCCCTAATCGGGATACAAAAAAAAATAAAAATAAAAGCGGAAGGGTAAAAAAGCAATAAAAAAAACGGGCAAGGCCGTGTGGGGCCACACCTCCATACGCAACCTTGCCCTTTTTTTATTGCCGAATTTGAGGAAAAACTGATTATGGCAAGAAAGAAAACAACAAAAAAAGACGATTTAAAATTTCTAAGCACGGCGAAGGAAAGGTTCCAGAAGATCGAACTCGCGGATGACCACAATTACGAGGCGGGAAGGAACAATCTCAGGTTTGTCTACAATATAGATAACGGGCAGTGGGCGGAGGATGTCAAGAATGAAAGGGCGGAGGATAACCGTCCGTGCCTTACAAGCAATAAGCTGCGTAAATACGTGGCGCAGGTCGCAAACAGGGAGAGGGATCAGAGGCTCGCGGGTAACGTGATACCGGTTGACGATAAGGGTGACGAGGAGAAGGCGAGGATAATATCCGGGCTTATCCGTCAGATTGAATACGCCTCTAATGCGGAGGAGATATACACGACTGCGGGGGAACACGCGATTGCCGCGGGTTTCGGGCATTGGAGGATAACCACCGAGGAACTGGATGATTCTTTTGACCAGGAGATTTTCATAAGACCCATAAAGAACCAGTTTAATGTACACATGGATCCCGATGGTATGTACGGTTTTATCAGGGAGAAGATAACGAAGGATGAATTTGAGTACAGGTACCCGAAGGCGGACGAGCAGAGTTTTGATTCGGGGTACGTAAAGGACAGTCAGGATCAGTGGTACGACACGGATAACCTTGTTATTGCCGAATATTTCTATAAGGAGAGGGTCAAGACCGAGGTGGTCAAGGTGAGGAACGAGTTTTTCCCCGGAGAGTCCAGGGTGTACGAGATAGGGCGGAAATATAACGGCGAGACTGTTACCGAGGAAGCACTGATGGATCAGGGTTGGGTAGTGGAAGACAGGAAGACACCCAGGGTATTCAAGGTTAAATGGGCTAAGATAACGGGTAACCAGATACTTGAACGCGGTGAGTGGCCGGGGAAGGAAATCCCTATCATTACCGTCAAGGGGGACTGGGTAACGGTTGACGGCAGGGTGTACAAGAGGTCTTTGTGCGAGGATGCCAAGGACGACCAGAGGATGTACAACTACTGGAAGACTAATATAACAGAAACCGTGGCACTTGCGATCAAGGCACCGTATCTCGTCACTAATAATATGATAAAGGGGTTGAAGTCGTTCTGGGACGTTGCTCACAAGAAACTTCTGCCCTACCTGCCTTTTCACCCGCAGGGAAAACTCACGCCGAGGCGCGAACCGCCACCGCAGGTGCCGACAGGCGCGGCGACCATGCTTGGGGTTACGAGCGGGGATATTCAGGATACCCTTGGTTTGTACCAGTCGTTTGCGGGCGAGAGGAGTAATGAGAGAACGGGTGTTGCCATACAGCAGAGGGCGAGCAGGAGCGAGTTCGGGACGTTTCATTTTACGGATAATTACCGCAGGGCTATTCTTGAGACTGCGAGACAGCTTAAAGACCTTATCCCCGTCATATACGACACTCCCCGTACCGTCCGTATTCTGGGCGAGGCAGGGCCGTCACAAGACCCAAGGAGCGACCTTGTAAGGATAAACCAGGTGGTCTTGGAGACAGGGACTATATTAAATGATTTAACGATGGGCAAATACGATGTTATTGAAAGCGTAAAGATAATGTCCACCAGGAGACAGGAACAGTTGCAGGGAATGATCGGTCTTGTATCGGGCAATCCCCAACTGGCTGTATTGCTCACTCCCCATATTGCGCGGTTAAGCGATTGGGACGGGCATCAGCAGATTACGGAAGAAATAAAGCAGTTCTTACCAACCATGTTGGGAATACAACCTCAAGATGAGGGACAAGGCTCTACCGGGGAGGGTAACACCGGGGCGGGAGGAAACTTACTATGACAGTAGGGGAACGTGACCGGGACGTGCAATCCGGGGAAAATGAAGAAGAAGTTGTACAAGCCGGGGCAGTAGAAAATGAAGAGGAAGAGGTAGTGACGGCGACTACCGGTGAAGAGAGTACGGATGACACGGGTATCGTGGCGGGAAAGGAAGAAGGTTTAAGCCCGGAGGATATCATGTCGGGAGAACCGCAGAAATCAGGTGCGGAGAAATTCAAGGAACGCACCATGCCTTCCGTTCAGAAACGCATCGATAAGATCGCGGGGCAGAAGAACGAGGCGCAGGATAAACTGCGGAAAGCCAACGAGAAGATACAGCAGTTGGAAGCCGAGAAACTGGCTCCCAGGGACAGGCCGAAGGTTCCCGACAGGGATGAGTACGTAGGGTATGATGAGTACCAGAAGGCTTATGACAAGTACCAGGACGATACAATATCTTACAACAACGCGCAGGCGAGTATAACGGCGAGGACAAGGACTGCGGAAACGCGGGATCAGTCCAATGCCGACAGGTTCGTTGAACAGGCGGGTAAATTACAGGAGAAGTTTCCCGATGTTTACGACACTATCAACAGAACCCAGTACGGTAACGCGAGACAGGCGATTGCCGATAGTCCTCATAATGCGAGGATCGGTCTTTACCTGGCTAAAAACCAGGCGGAGAGGGTTCGTATAGGCAGTCTGGGTGATATGGGAGAGATAAACCGTGAGGTAGGAAAAATAGAGGCACGTTTTGAGAGTGCCGGGACAATGACAACTAATGCGCCGAAACCGCTTGAACCGGTCGGTGGTAACGGGGAGATCGTTACCAAGGAACCGGGCAAGATGACGGACGAGGAATGGTACAAGTGGCGGCAGGCGGAAGAATTTAAAAGACTAAAGAAGGAGAAATAAATTATGGCTAATTCACTGAAAACGCTATCTGATGGTGATATTGTCAGGGAAGCGTTAGCAATTTTTCACAATAAACTGAAGTTTATCAAGACGATCAACCGGCAGTACGACAACAGGTTTGCAAACGAAGGCGGCAAGAACGGCGGGACACTGCTTATCAGGGAACCCAACCAGTACACTGTTACTGATAGTGCAACTCTGAGTTCGCAGGATGCTGCTGAGACCACACAGACTCTGACGGTCGCGACACAGAAACATATCGGTCTTCCGAATTTCACATCGGTTGAGATGACAATGAGTGTTGACGACTTTAAGAGCAGGTTTCTTGAACCGGCAATGTCGAAACTTGCGGCAAATGTTGAATACACGGTTCTTTCCAATGTTTACCAGGACGTGTTCAACCTTTCCACTAATACCGGAACCGCAACAGACCCTAATACTTTTCTCGCCGCGCTCAACGCGAATACCAAGTTGAGCCAGGGGCTTGCGCCTACTACTGACAGGCATCTGCTTATGGATTCAGTCGCTATGGCGGCTACGGTAAATGCAGTCGGTACGTATTTCCACAAGTCAAGCGAACTCGAAAGGGCTTTCTCAGAGGGTTATATCGGCGAAGCTGCGGGTATGAAGTGGTGGGAGAGTAATATGGTTCCCAGTCATACCAACGGTACAAGGACTGATGCGACTCCGGTTTGTAATACCTCTTCAGGTATAACAAGCGCGTCGGCTTCTATTGTGACGACAGGGCAGACAAGTTCTCAGACACTTACAGTTGGCGATGTATTCACGATTGCCGATGTTTACGCGGTTAATCTTGAAACAAAACAGAGGTATTCTCATTTGCAGCAGTTTGTTATTACTGCCGCTATTACAGCTGATGCCACGGACACTTTTACGGTTTCACCTACACCTGTAACATCGGGTGCGAAGCAGAACGTGGATCTTGAAAGTGCGGGGGCGGGTAAGGCGATAGTACACGTTGCTTCCGGTGGTTCGGGTGCGGCTTCTGGTGCTTACACACAGAACCTTGCTTACCACAGGGATGCCTTTACTTTTGTTTCCGCAGACCTTCACGTGGAGCCTTTACAGAGAATGTCAAGGGCTGTCATAGAGGGTATCTCAATGAGGTTCTGGAGAGGCGCGGACATCACTAATGACAAATTTCCTGCAAGACTGGATGTGCTTTTCGGATACAAGACAATACGTCCGGAATGGGCTACCAGGGTCAGGGGATAAGTTATCTGTATGTTTGTTTGTATTATTATTATTAGTCGGCAGGGGATGATAAAAAATCCCCTGCATGACTATTTTCTACAGTCGCAGTATGCCTATTTCTATAGTGGGGAAGATAAATGGCTGATATGACAGCACAGGAAGTAATAACAGCCTCGTACAGGAAGTGCGGGGTAAAAAGCCCGTCCACGCAGCAGTTGACGGACGGTTTGCAGGACTTACAGAATATGTTATCGTCATGGAGTGCGGACGGTTTGATAGTGCCGTATTCCGTAACCGAGAGTTTCGCATTAACCGTGGGGCAGGCGGTCTACACCATAGGAGTTACCGGTGACAGTCCAGACCTTACGACCTCAACGGGAAGGCCGGTGAAGATCACAAGTGCCTTTATCCGCATAAGCAATGTGGATTATCCTATTAATACGGATATGACGAAAAAGGAATATAACGCCCTTTTATCAAAGGACACCGAAGACCGCCCGACCGAACTGTATTACGATCCCCAGTATCCATTGGGGAAGATTAAATTTAATTACGAGGCGGATTCCACCTATGCCTTCCATCTTGTTTCCGAGAAGGTACTGGTAAACCCGACGGCGCAGGGGACTACTTTCAGCATACCCCTTGAGTACAACAGGGCGATGGTATACAACCTGGCGATTGAACTCGCCGTTGATAACGATATACAGTTATCCGCGGAGGTCTTTAATATAGCCAATAGAAGCTACGAGATAATCGAGAATATAAATGCTCTTGACCAGTTGATAAGCGGTGTGGGAGTGGACAGTGCTATCCTGTCGGCGGGTACGGGTTCCATGAATATTAACAGGGGGGATTACTGATAAAAAATGGGATACAGGGGACAAACGCACGGTATTGATTTTGCCAGGGGTGGTTTCAGTTTTGACCAGAACATAGACAAGATCCCGATAACCGCGATGGTGGAGGGGACGAAGAACATCAATCTCCACAAGGGGGGCAGGTCTAAGCGGGGAGGAACGTCACACGTAAACGGTACGGTGATAACGGGAACGCCGCGCATATGGGGACTGTACCAGTTCAGGCTACAGAACGGCACGGAGTTTATCCTGACGGCAACCTCGGACGGCAAGATACAGAAAGATTATAATACGGAATTAAAGACGGGGCTTACCATTGACCGCCCCGTTCACTTTATAACATTTAATAATATGTGCGTTATATGCACGGGAAACGACCTTCCGCAGATATGGGACGGTGCCGCGGGTTCCACGACTGATATCGTCAACGAGGCTACCGACTGGGCGGGCGGTAATTATCCCCGTAAGATGATTATACACGGCAGGGGAGCGTCCGAGAGGTTATGGGCTATTAACGGCAAGACCGATCCGAACACGGTCTACGCATCGGCTGAGAATCCGGGTGACGGGAGTACTGAACCTGATTTCGTTACGGGTGTACTCACCTTTTATATAGATACGGGTGACGGGCATGGCATACTTAACGGTGCCGAGTACGGCGACAGGATCGTACTGGCGGGTAAATCATGGACGTACATAATAGACGATACGGACAGTGATACGAGTAAATGGGGTTACAACAAGGCACAGTGGGGCGGGGGAACGGCTACGGACAAGACCTTTGTGCAGGTGACCAATGATATTATATCAATGACAGAGGACGGTACGATTTACAGCGTTACCGCAGCCCAGAATTACGGTGACTACAAACAGGCAACGCTTACAAGGGCTTCCTTTATAGACGAGTATATAAGGGAAAAGATGAAACTCTCCGCGATAGGTGATTTCCACATGGTCTACGACCCGGTACTGAGGTGCATAAATTTCTTTGTAATGAGGGGTAATCAGTCCGATATAGATACAGCCCTTGTTTATTTTATTGACAGAGGCCCTGAAGAGGGATGGGTGATTAAGGATAATATAAATTCGGATTCGGGTTTCAAGGCATCATGTTCCGCGCTTGTGCGAAAAGCGGTGGGTGATTTTAAGATATACACGGGTGGTATGAGTGACGGTTACGTATGGGAACTGGAAACATCCACTCATAACGATAACAGCGCGGCGTATTCAAGCGGTTTCAAGACACCAAGGGGGCATCTGGGTGACCCTAGGATTACCAAGCGTTTTGACCAGGGAAGGATACTCGTTGATGCGAAAGGGCCTTATAACCTGCTCGTTGATTTCTGGGTAGACGGCTCGTATGTGGGGCAGGAGACTATATCGCTTGCCGGCATAGGTTCGACCTACGGTGGTGGTACGACCTACGGCGCGGACGGAAGTGCGGGTACGTACGGTGGCGGGGAAGTGATAGAGGTTGCCTTCCCTATAAAGAAAGTCGGTTTGAGGATAGAATATCATATATTTAATAATAATGTGGACGAGGATTTCTTTATATCACAATTATTAACGGATTTTAAACCATTATCGAGGATGGCAAGTTAGTGTACGAAAAAGATTATATAGAATATGACGGTTACGGGTTAAAAGAGGTCAGGTGCATGAGGTGTGATTCACCCGTAAAGAAACGCGGTATAGTCGAGCATATATTACCCGATGGCGGTAAGGTCAACGTGTACGCGGTCAAGACGATGAGTAATTTCAGTCCCGTCCCCTTTACGCTCTCAGACGGCAGTTTTACGAATATTCTGATGTGCAGGGATTGTAATAAGAAATATACCGATAACGGGGAGGAACGAAAGGGCATGGAGAAACAGGTGAGAAGGGGGCTTGAACTTGAGGCTATCGGAAAGGGCAGGTCACAGGAAGAGATCGGGGCTATCAGGAAAAGGGCGGAGAAGATTAAAATTATTAAAATACATACTTTCGGAGGTTAGAAATGGGATACCCATATTCAATGACATATACGGTGAGTGCAGGGGACACGATCCTCGCCGCCCACTATAATACGGCGAACAACGAGCATATAAACAATAATATACCGGAGAGCATAGACGATTACAGCGCAAATGCCACGGAGATGAAAGCTACGGCAGACCCGTACCCGGCAGGTTCGGAATCACTGGCGACCACGCTTGACGGCGAGTTACAGAGGATAAGGTACGTGATAAACCAGATCCTCAAATCAACGCAGTGGTATATATTCCCTGACCTGGTGACAAAGACCACCACGTACACGGCTACGCTTGCGGACAGGATTATATTATGCAGTACAGCCGGCGGCGCATGGTCACTCACACTCCCCGCCGCATCGGGCAATACGGATAAAACCTATTACATAAAGAAGACAACAGGGGATGCCTATGCGCTTACGATAGACGGCAACGCATCGGAGACAATAGACGGTTCGACCACGCTCGCACTAAGCACACAGTACGATTCGGTCTTAATCGCGTGTGACGGCTCGAACTGGCATACGCTCGCGCAGAAAGATGCCGACCTGGGGACATTAAGCAATGTGGTAGATGATGCCACGCCCCAACTGGGTGGTTTTCTTGATGCAAACGGAAACTATATGCAGACCGAGAAAGGCGGTGATATAGCATCGGCTTCACCTCTTGTGATCGACACGGACGGAGATTACTTCGATGTGACAGGTACTACCGGTTTTGCTGCTATGACGGTGGTGGCGGACAGGCAATTTACACTCCAGTTTGACGGTGCCTTGACGATGACCCATCATGCTACCAACCTGGACTTACCCGGTGAATCTAATATAACGACTGCTGCGGGTGATGTGGCTACCTTCCAGTCAACTGGTTCCAATACAGTACAATGTATTAATTATACACGGGCAGACGGAACTGCGATTGTTTCATCACACACCCCGGAAGGCACGGCAGTATTAAGTACCGGAGAAGGCGGTGGGACGAAGTTTTTACGGGAGGACGGCGACGGGACTTCCAGTTGGCAAACTGCCCCGGTTACAAGTGTTTCCGGTTCAACGGGAGCGGTTGCGGATGGCGATATAGACCATGATTCTCTGGCAAATTTTGCTGCCAATGAACATTTTACACAGGCTAATATCACGGCAACAGGAACGGTAGCCTCCGGAACATGGCAGGGAACGGCAGTAGACGGTACTTATGTGGATTTAGAGGGTACAGAGTTAAAAAGCACAGGAGAGGCAGGGGGAACGAAGTTTTTACGGGAAGACGGCGATGGAACGTGTTCCTGGCAGGCTGCCGCAGGGGGTATAGCAAGTGTGGCTGCTGATGGGTCTCCGCAATTAGGTGGTTTTCTCGATGCAAACGGTAATTATATGCAGACGGAAAAAGGTGGAGACATAGCATCGGCATCGCCACTCGTAATTGATACTGATGGAGATTACTTTGATGTAACTGGCACGACTAACTTTGCAGCGATGACTGTTGCAGCCGATAGACAGTTTACATTACAATTTGATGGTGCGTTAACCATGACTCACCATGCTACTAATCTTGACCTGCCTGGTGAAGCTAATATAACTACTGCTGCTGGAGATGTAGCCGTATTTCAATCAACAGGAGCAAATACTGTACAATGTATTAACTATACTAAGGCAGATGGTACTGGTATCGTTGCTGCTGGTGGTGGAGGTATAAACGACAATGTTCTAATCAATGGGGAAATGAGAGTTGCAGTTAGAGGTACTATCATTCATGCTGGAACTACCTTCCTAAATGATGATGATTCTTATAGTCTTGATAGATGGAATACGCTTTCTGATGGGGATGATATTATAGATATAACACAAGCGGCAGATGGCGGTGTTTCTGGTACAGATGCTTATATAAACTTGGATGTAGAAACAGCACAAAAGAAGTTCGGCATAGCACAGTATGTAGAAAATGATAATTGTAGACATTTGCTTGGTGGAAGCCAAGTAGTATCATTATCATTTGAAGCAAGAGTATCTAATGCTACTAGACTATCAGATATAAGGGCTGCTGTTTTATCATGGGACTCAACAGAGGATTCAGTTACAAGCGATATTGTTTCGGCATGGGGGGCAGAGGGTTCAAACTTTACACCAGTAGCAAACTGGACTCTGGAAAATACTCCAGCTAATTTATCAGTAACTACTTCATGGGCAAAATATACCATTGAGAATATTTCAATAGATACTGCAGCAACAGCAAACTTATGTGTATTCATTTGGCAAAATAATGTAGCAACTAATGATACAGTTACAGATACAGTATCAGTAACTAAAGTAAAACTTGAATTGGGTGCATCTGCAACTACCTTTGTAAGCAGAGATATAGCAACTGAAAGGACTATGACTTCTAGATACTGTTGGAACGTGCCTACTGAAGCATCATTTCCAGGAAGGGGTAACGGTGAAACCAATGTTTACTGTTCTATCCTTGCACCTGTAAGAATGTTTGCTACACCAACATCAGTTATAGAATCATTAGGTATAGTTGCTTATGCAACTGGTGGTGGAGTGTCCGCAAGTTCAGATGCTATTACTGGTATGGGATTAAATGATAATGGAAATTCAATTAATTTTAAGCCAACAACTTTTGCAGGAATTGTTAATAACGAGGCGCAAACAGTTTTTGTCAATACTGGTGAATTTTGGTTTGTTGCAGAAATGTAAGAAAGGAAAAAGATATGAATATAAACAGGATTCAATCAGTGCAGTTTGATGATATTTCTGGATATATAATTACACCTGTTGGCGGTGGAGGGAAAATAGGTGTTCCAGATGATGCCAGGAACAAGGAATATCGCTTAGTTCAAAGATGGATTGCAGCTGGAAATACTGTTGACCCATCAGATGAAGATTCTATGTCTCTTGCTGATTATAAAGCAAGAGCAAGGCATAATCAAAAACTGAATGGTAAAATGAAACGCCAAGATAATGAATTTGATACTACTGATTCAGAAGCATACAAAATTAATTTAAAGGCTTATTTCGTAAGCAATGTTAAAACACCAATTAATGCAGCAGTAGATAGGGCTGGTGTGGACGCTGCCGTTGCTTTAGTTGATTGGGATTCAGTAGTCATTCCGTAAAACCTCACGGTGTCCAGGAAATCCTAGTCACACAGTAACCCAGATGATGTTACATATCCAGATAAGCCTGAGTAATAATTAGTTTTTATATTTTTATTTTATTTATTTAAAACAAAAAGAGGGAATAAAAAGTATGACGGTAATGTTTGATCCAAATATTCCCGGTGGGTTTCCATCAGGTTATGGGGGAGCGAGCGGAGCAGAAACCGGTTTAGTAGGTGGTGGTGGTGGTGGTGCAATGTCAGGAGCCGCAGGAGCCGCGGGGGGCTTTCTAACTGTTTTAGGCGCAACACAAGGGCTTGGGCCGTGGCAGGGAATCTCCGACTTTTTTGATAGCACTTTTAATTCCTCATCAAAATTACGGAGACACGCGGAAGCAGCGGCTCCCAGGGATTGGTTATCTCAGTCTATCGGTACATATTTAAGTGGACATGGACTTGGCACATATAAAACAGAAGGTAAGGGAGCATCACTGGGTGGAACTCCCGCTGCTAAACGTGCAAATAAATTATCTGAAATTGTGCGAAAGGCGCAGGAAAAGTATCCAGGTCTTCCACAAGCCGCGTATGCCGAGATGTTTAAGCCAGGCAATATCCACCGCTTTATGCCTAGTATATCAATAGATGATGCCATAGAGGCACGTAAACAGGAACTACTTAACCCCGAACAGAATCCGGAATGGATCCGTATAACCGAAGAGTTAAAGAGTGGGAAAATTAAAGGCAAGGGGATAAATAATGCACGTGCAGCCCTAGGGGAAATACAGAATAAGGCTGCTAGTTTAAGGGAAAATCTGGCACGAAATCCAAATTATGTACCAAAAGCATTAAAGGCGGGAAAGGGATCGAATCTTGGATTTAAGTTTGGAGGCAGACAAACGGATATGACGATGGAGGGTTTCTTTAAAAATCTTGAAGAAGCCATTGATAATAATACTTTTCTGCCAGAATGGGCGAGACAGACAATACCTGTACCAGATGCAACATTTACGGGAGAAGACCCGCGATTAACTGATGCGGGGCAATATACTCCTGAAATGCCGACCGTACAAGATCCTGAACCAACACCAGAACCGGGGCTTATAACGGAACCAACACCAGTTGAAACACCAACGGAACCACCAACAGAAACACCAAGTGATCAGGGTTTATTTAGTGATGAGGCTATCGCACAGTTTTTTACTGAGGCGGAACAGGAAGCCATCGTTACTGATTTGGAAAAGGCGAAGGCTACCCAGGCGGATGCGGATGCTACACCGTCAGACAAGAATAATGCGTGGGGTAAAGTTGCATTTGGTCTTGCGGCAGGGGCAGGTCTTTTCGGATTATCAAAACTTTTCCAACCCAGAAACGGTGAAACAACAGATGGCGACATAAATAATTTACCGCGCCTGAACCTGAACCTTCCCAGTTCTAATCGCTTGGGTTTGAATTTCAGTAATACCGGCGGACTTACACCGGTTCCCCCGGTGGCCTTGTCGACATTACCGACAGGAGTTCAGTCTGGCGGGGGAATACCATTAGGGAAATTTGAATACAAGGATGATTACGTGGGATATCCATTATTATGAAAAAAAACGATGTACTCAGATATTATCTGGAAGACGGGAAGGTGGTCAAGGGGTTCTTCCTGGTTAATTTTAAGAAGAATCTGCCCCATTTGCAACACTGTTATTTAAGCAAGGCGAGCAGGAATATAGATAATCTGCGGTTAATGGTGAATGTATTTAAAGATATGATAAAAGAACTGGGATACCAGGCAGCTTTTCTTCACGCGCGATCTGAAAGGCAGATGAAACTTATCAGGTATTTTTTTAACAGGAAAAAGCCATACGCATTTGAGAATAATATTGCGTGGTATAAAGTGGATGTATAAAAATAATATAATAGGAGAAAGTTATGGAAAACGAAGTCGAACCTGCTGAACAAACAGCGAACCAACTGCTTATAGAGAACCTTGCTATTAAGGGCCTTCAGGAGACGGAAGCTAAAACCGAGGATTTAACCAGTACTATTCTCTCGGCGATGAGGATTGTGCCGGATGCAGAAACCGGTGATTACCGGAGGATGACGGATAATGAGTATATCGCTACTCTTGGTGACACCGAGAAGCTGTTGTTCCGTAATCTTGGAGTGATGGCGGAAAGGCAGGAAAAGGCATTGAAGGGTGATGTGCCTGTTTCTGAATTTCTGGGGCAGAAAAAAACTGACGATTTCAGGGTCTTTAAGGAAAACCAGGCACGTCTCGGAAACGAGATAATCGGTGACGACCCCGATACCGCTACGGCAAATACAACACCGGGCATACAATCCCTTAACTCGTTCCGTGACACATGGGCTCTGACGGAGGAACAGGAAAGGCGTGGTGAATTGCAGACTACTATGGGGAACGTGGCTTCAAGCGCGGGACTTTTAACCAATCTGTCAAGCGATAGATACACAAAGGAGATGGGGTTTCCGGGGCGTTATAATTTTGCCCTTGCCCCGTATTCAAGCCAGGCGGGACTGTTAAGCAACCAGGCCCTTTACAATGCACAGGCAAAGTCACAGACACAAAGCGACTGGCTTGGATTGGGAGGTACGCTTGGCGGTACTGCGCTATACGGTTATTTTATGAAACCGTAATGCTGTAAAAATAAAAAAATAAGAGAGAGAGAAAAAAAAGGAGAAGAATCATGGCAGAATCATGGGCAGGGGGATTGAATACAGGACTATTTAAAGGCTTTCAAATAGGTTCTATGCTTGAAGAGGGTAAGGCGAGAAAAGAGGCAAGTAAAGCGAGGGAAGAGAAAGATAAACTCGCCAAACGGCAGGAAAAACGGCAGATATTAACCTCAGAAATGAACCAAATAGTCCAGGTTTTAAAGAGTAAACTTTGGAAGGAATTTGATCCTTATCAGAAAAAGAATATATATGACAAGTATAAGGAACTAATGGGGAAATTTATGCCCGGATATACACTTCCCGACCTGGATGCGACCAAGTTCGGTGAGGGGGCAGCCGCGGCAGTGAGGCAGGCAATGACAGATGGTTTTGCGACTATTAATTCAAAGAAGACGACAGAAGAAAAACAGTTAGATATGATGGGGCATTGGCAAAAACTTATAAATAACCCTGAAGCGTGGGCGATGCTTGAAGGTTCATTTAATAAGAGTGAAGCGGAGAAGGCTGCCAGGAAAGAAGGTCAGCTTAACGCCGATATTGAGATATTAAAGCAAGAACGGCAGGGGAAAATAGATGCAAGTGACGATCGTGTTAAGGCGGCACTAAGAAGAGGCAGTGACAATGCGGAATATGGGGTAAAGGTTGCAAATGCGGTAACAGTTGAATTAGGTAAAGAAACACCACCGCAGACAGGCGTTCCCTCGGCAAAGGATTTTACACTTGGGAGTCTAGATAAATATGGAGAAACAGGTAAATATGAAGATTTAGAGCGTATGCCGGAAAAAGAGAAACTTGAACCAGGGGATGAAAAATATAAAATTTTAATATCAAAAGCATTTGCTGCGGATTTGGAAAAGGCCTTCAGGATATTAAGGTTAAGAGAATCCGGTGAGACGAAGGACAAAAAAGGTAATCCGTTACTAACCGAACGGGAAGTTAGGGACAGGTTGATTAAGCTCTATCCTCCGATACATAAAGATATAGATGATATGCTGCGGGAAGACGGAAGCGGTGAAATGACACTTACGGTTGGTGGTAAAACATTTAAACTTAAATAAATTAAAAGGGGTAATCAAAAAGGGCGATTATGGGCTTATTTGATGATATTGAATTAGAGGAAGATGGTGTTTCCAGTGCCACATTACCTGAACCTCCCGGCAAGAAAGGGGAGTTATTCGGGGATGTAGATATTGGGGATATTGACTTGGAAGTTGATGTTTCGGATACCGTACCATCTGAACCTCCCCAAAAAGGAAACCTGTTTAAGGATATAGATATTGGGGAACCCGGCGATACCAAGGAATTCACAGTAGAAAAAGAAAAACTTGTTACTGCTAAATCCGAACCTTGGGGAAAAGCCTTAGTAGAGGAACACTTAGAAGATATGGGTGAACCTTTCGGTGATAAGATGGAACAGTCCTTTATTGCCTATGAAGCGGCTTTGGCTCTTGGTCTTAGAAAATTAATATGGCCTGACCGTCCTATACCCCCAGATATAACGGAAGCGATTACAGACCCAGAAAGAAGCGAAACGGCAACTGACCACATTCAGGCTCTTGTCGGCACTAAAGGTTGGATCGGTGATATTCTGGATGAATTACAACCCGAATCAAAAGGGGGGCCACTTGAGATATTACCGGATCATATATTTGGCATACCAACAGCAGAAATCCCAAGACACGCCTTAAATGAATTTGCCGACCTTACCGGTCTTATCCTGAACCCAAAACAGGTTCTCGTACTAAACCCTATATTTAAGTTTGGATTGGCTACCTTAAAGTATACAGGGACAAAAGCTGTAAAGTGGGTAAAGTCAATCTTGGAAAAATCAAAGATTAAACCCGGTGAATCAGGTAAGGCCGCGGCGGATAAAGTAAAGCAGGTGGTTTCAGAAGAAGCGAAAATACCAGTAGAAGAACTTGACAAAGCAAGCCGTGAAGGGATAAAGGAATTAGAGGTTGAGGTAAATAAAGTCGGCGCGGAGAGTGAGGCTAGATTATTAAAGAACAGAATACCTGAAGAAGGTAGGGGAACGGGAGAACCGTTTGATCCTGTTTTGGAAAAGCGGTTGGCATTAGAAACCGAACTTAAAGGCGATATAAGGGCAAAGGTTGAGGGGGAACAGGAGTCGTCCGGGATAGAGGTATTGGAAGGCGGAGAATCACCAAAAACAACCAAGCAGGATGTGTATGCTGAAACTGGTGGATTTGCAGAATCGGAAATAGCACAGAATCCTCCCCTTGTTGAAATGCCCGAACTTGTATCAATAGCCAAGGATATCACAAAAAAATACCCCCGTATTGTCAGGAAACTTATTGCGGCAGGCGGAGGGCGGAAGGCTATTGGTTCAGCGCGACTGCCAAAAGGGGGGGGTGATGCTGAAATAGACCTGTTTGCAGGTATGTTCCAGGACCCCGTAGTAGCCGCAAAGGTACTGGCTCACGAAATAGGCCATGTTGTTGATTGGTTGCCCAGTAAGATTATGACCAGGGGTAATATCCTGGGCAGGATAGCATCACTTAAAAAGTACATGAAAACAATCCTGGAGGAATATCCGGGAGGCCCCGGCCCGCTCACTGCAAAGGACAGGGCAAAGATAAGGCGTTTAGCTGAAAAGATGGCCAAAGAAGGCCAGAAGACTACGCCGGAGGTTACACCGGAGGATGTATTATCTATATGGCGTGATGTAAAATCTTTTGAGAAGAATAGGCCCTTAAATGATTGGGTAGCAAATCTGACAAGAGAACAGAAAGTCGAGGTAATGAAAGCTGCTCTCAAGGGCAAGTTCCCGGAATGGGCTGATTTTGCACAGGTATACAAATCTGCCGAACCAGACGTTAAGGCATTATACCGTAAATTATTAAAAGAGGAAATTGAAAAACGGAGGTTGTTTGAAAAGGATGCCATCCTTAAAGAACTAAAAACTCTTACTCAAAAATGGAAGCCGTTTTCTGAGGGACTCGATCCTAAATTCACCAAATACCGATATTCAAATGAAGAACTGTATGCAGATGCGGTAAGCGTACTCCTGAATAACCCGGAACTGCTCAAAAGCACAGCCCCTAATTTTTACAAGGCGTTCTTTAATTACCTTGAAAGAAAACCCGAATTTAAGGAATCATACCTTACTATATTAAGCAGGGCTAAAGAAGGGGCAACAGAGACTCTTCTTGAAAGGCAGAAGAATCTCCATGCAATGTTTGCAAGGGGGGAAAAGGCCAGGGCGGAAACCCTTGAAAAAGAGCCTGGTACCGTATTTGATGTGCTTAAAAAAGAACTCATTGATAATAATGCTCCCAGGATAAAGATGGTTAAAGATGCCAAGAAGAAGGGGGCTTATATTCCTCCCGAAAAAAACCCTATATACTGGGCAGAAGAATATCCATATACCCATGCACCATATTTTGAATATTTGAGAAATGTCGAAAACAGCGTAAGGATACCGCTTAGAGATATTGGCCTTTCAGATGTTGAACTTGGCGAATATTTGATGATGCGCCGGATCATGACACAAAGAGCCACGATTGCTAATCCATTAGGACATACACCGGCAACGGCGGCAAGGGACATGGATCTCCTGAAAACACAATTAGGGTCTGAGAAGTTTGCGCGACTCGAACAGGCGGCAGGGGATTTTAGTCGTGCCAGGGCGGAACATATGCTTCCGGTCTTAAAGAAAGCCGATATGTATAGCGGAGAATTACAGAAGGCTATTGAAGACAATATAGCGAATTATACAAAATTTGAGGTAAGAATATCTTTAGAGAAGAAGTTTGGTAAAGGTGAGGCCGGTAGATTATTTAAACAAGAGGGAACATTTCAGGAAATCGAGAACCCTTTTACGGCAACACTAGTCCAGGATGCGGCTTTAATGAGGGCGGCGGCGGTAAAGATGGAGAGAAAGATGTTTGTCGATACAATGCAACCTGCGTTTTCTGATTTTATTCTACCCGCCAAGAAGAAATGGAACGGTAAGTTTCACGCACCGGATGGAAATGCTGCCCCGGCAGATATGGGGATGGTAACATATTTACATAAGGGGGAGGTTGAGGCATGGTATCTACCGAAAGATATTGCTGATAACTTTAACAAGAACAGTCTTGAGGCCGGAAAGATTGTAAGGGCGTTGGGATATGTAACTGCACCATTTAAAGAAATATTTGTCGGTAAAAATCCGTTTTGGATGACATGGAATATACAAAGAGATATAAAGGCTATGGCCAAGCACTTACCCGGCGGTAATATTCCCAAGGCGTTATGGTATACAACCAAAGCGATTCCCGACACCTTTAAAGATGTGTTCCTTAATATGTCAACTAAGGAAGTATCTGAGATGTATAAGCAAAAATTGCTCATTGTTGGCAGATATTATTCCGCCCTTGATATAGGGCCGGATAAACACATGGATAAAGTTATGCGTTTGTATGGTTTGTCCGAGAAAAAATATGAGAATAATGTAATAAAGCCGTTTGTTAAATTGTGGGAATTTTTGGACAAACCCGGCAGGTTTACTGAAAGAATAGTAAAGATTGGAGCCCATAAACAATTACAGGAAACCCCTGTGATACAACAGAAACTCTTCTGGAAAGATTACTTCCCCGTAGCCAAGGAGATAGCAGGGGTGAAACCGCCACCGGGATACGCACGACAGGGTATGGGAATTGAGATAGAAAAAGAAATAGCCCATATTGTAAGGACTCAGGCAGGATCTCCCGATTTCCTGAGAAAAGGTCATTTGTCATCATTGTATAACAATCTATTCCTGTTCTCAAATGCGGGCAAGGAGGGTTGGAGGGCTTCTATGGAAGCTGCTAAAAATAACCCCCTTTCCTATACATGGAAAACTGTCAAATATGACGTTATGCCAAAACTCATAATGTATGGGGGGAGTATTGGTTGGTTAGGGCCAAAGGTAAAGAGAATGTACGCTAATATCCCGGACAGGGATAAGGCAAATTATATATGTATACCCCTGGGTTTTACAAAAAGCGGAAAAACGGCATATTTTGTGATGCCTCACGATTTCATGGGACAGGCTATTGCCGGTACTCTTTGGAAAAGTCTTAATACGGAGAAGACAGAAGATATACAGGCGTTATTTGATTTCACAATGGGGGGATTGCCGTATTCAAGTCTCAACCCGGTTATTGGTGGTAGTATAGATACTATGAGATATATAACAGGTAAAAATCCTTATAACAGTTGGAGTGGTAGATACGTGGTTCCTGAGAGCGTGTTCAGAGCCGGGGGCCAGAGATCGCATAAGGCGTTTGCAAAACATATGTGGAATACTATGGGTGGTGCAGTTGTATACAGGTTCAGGCATGATAACATAGATAAAATAAAAGGTGAATTAGAATCTCTGTATGGGATTCCCCTGGTTGGAAGTGGTTTGTCAAGGTTTGTCAGGGTGAGTGATTACGGCGTAAGAGAGCAACTTAAAGAGGTAAAGAATGAAGAGAAGCAGATTAATGCAAATGATTTATTAGATGCCAAAGACGTATTATATAAATTGGTAAACGATGGTGTTGATGCGTTGACGGATGCAGACATGAAGGCATTGGGGAAAAAACCCGGAATTTTACTTGATAGCACCCTTAAAATGCTTGTGGAACAGAAGAATGTGCCTGCACTTGAGGAATATCTTTCTGCCAGTACGATTAAAGAGCAAGAGGCTGTTATTAAAAAATGGCATGAAATAGAAAAAGATTATCCTGCCCCATCATTATTAGACCAGAATTAACTTTATAGAAAAAAGGGGAATATAACCATGAGGAAGAAGAGGAAGAAGACACCATTATTGTGCATTATTGCCGTTGCCACTTTGTTTATCTGCGGGGGATGCTCGGCGTTGCTCTCAAGGGCGATTATGAACACGGATACACGCACACCCCAGAAGGAACTTGACTTCAATAGTACCATCACAAAAGATGTACTGGCGGTATACGAATCGCTGAGTGACAAGGAAGGTGCTTCTATAAAAGGGATTATCAAGGCGGTTGACCGTGAGGCTAACCGCGCTCATAAGGCGGGTGATCCATCCGTTGCGGCGATGCTCAGTAACCAGTTATCACGCCCGGTCGTAGAACAGGGCATACAAACTGGCTTTGAATGGACTGCCAATACAATCTCACAGGTAGCAGGCGGTTCCGTTGCCGGCGGTGGACTGATAGGTACTATCGTAGGTCTGATGCGCAGTCGTGCGCGCAAGGCAAAGGCTCTGAATATATTTAAAACCGAACTGACACCGGAAGAACTTGCGAGGACAAAGAAAGCCGCGGAACATACCGGGGTTGAGGGTGAAGTGGCATGAGTCCAAAAACACCTTTTGAAATTTCACATCAAATATTGAAGGGTACGGGTATGCCTCCCGTTCAAATGAAAAACCCCGATAAGAACTATCACGATTTTAAAATGATAGAATCGATATTGACCAAATGGAAGAAAGATATAATAGACGAGTATTTTAACCGGGCTGCTGAAAAAGAAGAAGAAGAGGAAGGCGGCTAAAACACTTTTTAACTCAAAAAAGAAAAAAGAAAGGAGTTAAAAAAATATGGAAGACGTTGTAACAGACAAGATTGGCGAGTTTGTAGAGAAAGTAGAAGGTAGTGAGATGTTTGAGATAGCGGGGTTGGATAGAGTTGGTGAAGAAGATGAAGTATTTGTTTTGTCTGATACAACAAAGAAAGACGGGATATATGGAAAATACACCGAAGTTGAAGTAAGGGAAGTGGTGGATAAACCGTTAAAGGATATTTGGGACGTAATTGCGAATAACAGGAAGAAACTTGTTTGCCACGGCGTTACGAGAATCGTGGGATATTATTCAAGAACGCATAATTGGAACAAGTCAAAAGTAGGGGAGTTGAGAGATCGTATCGTGAGCCGTGAGCATGGCGGTTATGGTTTTAACGGCTTACAGACAGATACCAAGGCGAGGGAAGATGCCCTCACAGCCGTAGGTAATTTGGAATAACTACTTATCGGGTTTTTACCGGTTGTACCCGGAAAACAACCGGTACATTATGGGTAGACTTAAACTGGAGAAACATAATGTATTAATTATAGGTGATACGCATATACCTTATCAACAGGAAGGCTACCTGGAGCATTGTTTATCCGTTCAAAGGGACGAGCGGTGCGGCACTGTAGTCCACATAGGTGATCTGGTTGATAATCTCAGTTTATCGAGGCAACAACGTTATAACCCGGATGCCCAATCACCGAATGATGAGATTGAGTTGACGATTAAGCAACTGAAGCCATGGTTTAAGGCGTTTCCAAAAGTCAAATTTACCTATGGTACTCATGATAAGAGATTGAGCAATAGGGCGACTGAGGCAAATGTACCGTCAATCGGGATCAAGTCATTCCGGGAGACATGGCAGTTGCCGAGAGGTTGGGTCGATAATCTTGAGTTTGTTATAGACGATGTACTCTATAAACACGGCACCGGGACAGGGATAAACGCGCACAGGGAACTGGCTATATACAACAGGATGTCGGCAGTCCAGGGTCATAGTCACGCATTTGCAGGGATCGCGTATGTAGCTAATCAGAGGGAATGTTTGTTTGGGATGAACGTTGGCACGGGGATCGATAACAGCAAACTTGCTTTTGCATACGGAATCAGTTTTAAGGTTAAACCGATTGTTTCGTGCGGTGTTGTCTATAATGGAGAAGACCCAAGGTTATTCAGGATGAGGCTTTGATGATAATATGGAAGAAAAGGAAAAAAAAGAAACAGAACAGGAACTATACGACTGGCAGATAGAGTTTAAGGGTTACATAGAAATAAAAGGGAAGTATGAAAAGATGCCGACCGGTTATCCTATGTTGCGGTTTCTGGAAAGGGCGATACACGAAGCAATAGCAACGGATCCACATAAATTCAGATTATACAAATACAATGCGGAAGTAACTGATTATGACGGTGAGGAAGAGATAGATTTCGAGAGTGATATGGAGTGATGATTAGAAAGAAGATTATACTGCCTTTTTTTATAATAGTTGTCTCGTTTTTCGTAACAGGCTCCCCGCATTGTTTAGCGGGTATTGATATAGTTGCGCGTGACAACAAGGCCCCGATATTCCAGGCTACGACTGATACGGAGTGTATAAAAGAAACGGGAGTGAATCTATCCTGGGTTGAATCTTTTAAGACTGAGAGTTATGTGCATTACGTTAATAGGCCCGTAGAAAACGCTTTGGTATGCCATAAGAAAGAGATGCTGCTCTTTGTTATCAAGGGTTTTGAGGAAATATATGTCATCTGCGGGCAGGAATATCTAGACGGCACTCAGTATTGGCAATTATTTACAGTGGATATATATGACGATGAAGATGAATTTACCCGGCGTTACAAGTTAATGTTGCTTGAATTAGTTAATATGATCCCCGAATCTGAAAAGAAGTGCATAATAAAAAATGACTAAATCATCAGAAACAAAGCGTGAAGAACAGCATCTTGAAATTATGCTTGCTATTAATAGTATTAAAGTGCAGATAAAAGAGACGGTTCGCCCTGCCGTTGATCAAACCTGGAAAAATGAAAAAGATATAACTACCCTGAAGACCAAGCAGAGGCTGACCACGTGGATCGGGGGTACGGTCGTGACCGCCTTCCTACTCTGGTTGACGAAAGGCCACTTCTTTAAGCACTAGTGGATATTTTCTTATTGTGATATAGGCATTTTATATCAGGTTTCTTAAAAAAGGTTGTTAAAGTAAATTTCTACTTTTTGTTTCTTCCCATAATGAATCTATTTCTTCTTCTGAAAACAACTGATTTGTTGGGTAATATTGCGAAAGATAAATTGTAATTGCTCGTAGAAAAGGCCACCCAAGTTTGAAGTTCTCGAATAATTCTGTTCCTATAAATCCATCAATTATTTGTTTATTTGAAATCGGATAATCAACTTCATTATGGCGAACAAAATTATCTACTCGTGGTTTATTCATTTCTCTCTCCAATTCTCTGATAAGCAAAATGCCCATTGCGGTTAAATTGTCAAAGAGCAAAAAAACAAAACACCCTCTATTATCATTATACACATTTGACCAAAAAAATCAACAAAAAAATTTGTCACCTCTCCCAGACCCCCCTCTTTTCGCATTTTTTTTTCGTTGGGGACAAGTTACATTGGTAGTAGGAGGGGGTAAACTTTTTTTTTGTGAATTATGGGTTTTTCTATAAAAAAATAAAAAACCCCAAAGAAATTACTTGACTTTATTCAAATCATCTGATAGTTTATCCTCGTAGTAAAAAGAAACATCACCTACCAAAAAAAGCAAAAAAAAAGAACGGCCTTGAACTATAGGCTTTTTTTAAACTGAAAAGTAGCATTGCCTACATTGCAGAAAGAAAAAATTACACTCATAATAATACAGTATGCGTGTTTTTTCACAACCCACGAACACAACATAATATACAAATAGGACGTTTGTTACCGAAAACGGCTTAAAATGCACATGGATAGAATATACTATAAAAACACCTATTTAACACATGATGAAGATGGAAATCCCATTGAGAGAATCACGGCTGAGTATAAGCATATAGGCAAGTATATTGTGGGCGTTACGGTGCTGGGGCAGGCAGGAAAGATGCGAAAGGTTGCATCTACTTTAAATAAGATGGTCAGGGCGAGAGGGGAAGAGCCGATATTTAAGGTGATTAGGAATATACCGGAAAACTGCAAACACGGGCCAGGTTACAAATACATGGTGGTTCGTAAACTTATCGCGGACGATAAACTTGAGTTTATTGACCACGCCTTACTTGATTGGGAGGATATCGAATGAGGAATATTATCTTAACGGTGTTTCTATCATTACTACTAATCCTCATCCTGCTGTTCCTATGCAATATGAGTGTATACATGACCGAACTGAAAGGAAAGGCGGATATCGGGGAGAGGTGCCTTAGAGAGCATAAGGAGAAGGAGAAGATAATGATGAAGAATGGCGGTGTCTGGAAAGAATGGGAGGTTACCAAAAGGTATGAGTGATTTAGATGATGCAAAGTCTAGGCAGGAGTATGAGTGGTTTTTACGGGAAGTACTGGACGATGATGACCGTATTGCGAGGATTATAAAGAAAGACTCCATCGGAAGTACGGATGAGGAATTTCAGGATTATAAAAATTTATGAAAAAGATAATTTACACAAAAGATAAGTGCGGTGGTTGTATCACCTTGAAAAGGGACTTGGATCGGCAGGGCGCGGTATATGAGGAGCGTGATTCCTCACGCCTGGAACGTCCTGAAGACGAGATTGACATAAAGGCTTTTATTGAGGAAGTCGTAATGAAAAATATAGCCCCAAAGGATATTTCATTCCCAATCGAATATGACTATCAGGCCGAAAAAATGTAGGATCTGCGGGAAAACCGTACCGCTTATAAAAGGGAGAACACGGACACAGGTTGCCATGATTTGCCGTGGTACGGTGCTTGAAGATGGCACACGCTTGCCTTCCGAGTGCCAGAAAACATACCGTGCCACTTGGCACAGGGAGCATTATGCTAAATTTAAAAAAGGGGGGGTTAAAAAGACTAAACCTGACAGGGACGTGCGGAATATCTGCCTTAAATGCTATAAGGAGTTTATGGCTTTATCAAAAAATAATAGGATTTGCGAAAAATGCACACGGGAAAACGATTTTATCAGAGTAAGGACTGCAACCTTACATTATGGGAGCGGAAAGAAAGGGTAGGTGATATACATGAAAAGGACGATAAGGATATCAGGTAGCGTTTCGGGAACGATAGCTACCGGGAGTTTTCAAAACCTGAAGCCCACTTTTACGTGGGAAGAAGAAATTGAGATGGATGCTACTGAAACCCTGGATGACGATAAGATCCAGAAGCGCAGGCAGTTTCTATATGATATGAGTTTTTCGCTTCTAAAACAGGCGGA